TATAGCGTGCTCGACCAAATCCTCGATCAGGAGTTCCGGCGGCTGCGCTGGTCCCCGCGGGATCACGAAGCCAATCCCTTCAACGGACCGGAGGCCCGAAAGCTCTTGGTGCGATTGCTTGAGGCGGCCAAGAAGTTCCGCGTGGTGGTCTTAAGCTACGGCAGCCAGCGCTACACATTCGAGGAGTTCGAGGAGACGGTCAAACAGGTAGAGCCAACGGCGGAGATCTTCAAGGTCAATCTCCGCTACCCCTTCACCCGAAAGACCGATGCCGAGGCTGTTCGCAAGGAGCTCATGGCGGTCATCGCGCACTGAGGAGGATGGACTGATGCCTGAAACGTTTCATACCGTCGAGCTAATTCCGGTCGAGCGGATCCGGGCGAATGACTACAACCCAAACGCCATGGCCGCCAAGACCTATGAGCAACTGGTGGCCAGCATCAAAGGCCGCGGATTCCGGAGCGCCATCTACGTGTTGCCGGCCGATCAGGACGGGGTGCATACCATCGTGGATGGCGAGCATCGCTGGCGGGCGGCCAAGGAAAGCGGCCTGGTTCACGTGCCGTGCGTGGTGCTTCCGGCCAACCAGGACGAGGCGATGATGGACACCCTCGCCATGAACCAGCTGCGCGGCGGCTTGGTTCCGGTCAAGGTCGCGCTGGTCATCGCCGAGCTGAGCAAGCGCATTCCCGTTGACGTCCTGGAGAAGGAGCTCGGCTTCGAAGACCACGAGTTGGAGGACCAGCTGGAGCTGCTGAAGCTGCCGGATGACATCAACAAGACCATCGAGCTGCAAGCCGAGATGGAGGAGCGAGAGGCGCTCCAAGTCGTCACCTTTGTGATGCGTAAGCCCCAGGCCGAACTGGTGGAGCACGTCATCAACGATGTCGAGAAGGAAGTTGACGGGCCGAACCGGCGCGGCCATGCGCTGGAGGTCATCGTGAAGGGTTATTTACGAGCCGCAGGAAAGCCTGCGCCGGAGATGTCGCGGCAATGAGTCGAGGCAAGCGGCGGCTCGTCACAAGTCCCAAGGCGATGCAGGTTTACCGGCTGCGGATCCGCGGCTGGAACAGCCGGGAAATTGCCGAAACGCAGGGCATTCCGGAGCGGACGGTCCGCCATATCATCCACGCCGGCCAGGATCTGACCGATGGGGAGATCCGGTACCTCAACAAAGAAGGCGTACTACGGGAACTCTTCGAAAACGCGCGGGAGCGCAAACGCACTCTCTGGCAGCTCTTCACGACGGCGCGGCTTGAGGTCGTGAAGGCAACCTGCATCAAGCTCTTGCAGGAGGAGGACGCCATCCTGGAGCAGTTGGCGGTGCGCTTGAGCCTGCTTGAGCCGACGCCGGACCTCACGACCAAGCACGACATCACGTACACCGAGAAGAAGGATCTGCGCCTCCATGTGGAGGTGTGCTACCCCGATGACCAGCTCGTTGGCCGCACCGCTGATTTCTTCGGACGAGTACGTTGAGCTGGTGCGGTCGGTCGCACCCCGCCGGCTGGACGTGTTCGTCAACCATGTCTTCCGGGACAGCCTGGAGCTGATCGACGGCCGCTTCGTGCCGGGGAAGCACATCGACCACTGGTGCGCTCGGCTGCAGGAGCGCAAGAAGACCGGGACGATCTCCGCCCGGAAGCACAGCAAGAGCACGACGTTCTACGGCTTCATCGCCTGGCGGCTGTTCCGGCTGCTGTTCGGCCAGGACGTGCCGGCATTCGAGGAACTGCTCTACATGAGCTACAGCATGGATTTGTCGCAGTACCACCTGAAGAAGGTCAAGCGCTACGTGGAGGCGAACCCCTGGTTCAAGCCGCTGCAAAGCCTGACCGACGCCGAGAGCATCCTGCACTACCGCACACCCGAATCCGCAGGGACCAGCGAGCGCCGGGAGGTGCTGATCGAGCCGGCCGGGGTGATGACGTTCAAGCGCGGCCGCCATCCGCACGGGGTGCTGTGCGACGACATTTTGCGCGACCCGGAAGTCCGGCTGGACCTGACCCAGATCGAGAAGATCACGCGCATCTTCCTCGAAGAGATCGTGAGCATGCCCAAGGAGGGCGGCGTCCTGCACATCGCGGGCACGCCGCAGGACAAAGAGGATCTGTTCAAGGCGCTCAAGGACATGGAGAGTTTCGATGTGGCGGAGTATCCGGCGGTCATCGACTTCGAGCGCCGCGAGGTGCTCTGGCCGGAGATGTTCCCCTTCGAGCGCCTCATCGAGATCCGGGACAAGGAGGTCGGCAAGAAAGCCTTCCTGAAGGAGTACCAGTGCCGGCCGGTGCGCGAGGTCAGCGGCTACTTCGAGGAGACCGAAATCGACGCGGTCATCGATCCGAGTCTGCAGCCGCTCGCGATCGGGACGGCCACGCCGGGCACGGTCTATGTGATCGGTCTGGACCTTGGCAAGAAGACCCACCCGTCGCATCTCGTGCTCTTCGAGGATACCGGCACGGAGCTGGTGCAACGGCTGTCGCGGTGGTTCGACCGCACGGATTACACGGAACAGGTCGAGGTCATCAAGGCCTTGGACGATCTCTATACCCTCTCCGGTTTCTGCTACGACGACACGCGGGCGGAGCTCGAAGGCTTTAAGGAGCGGCGGGAGCTGCCCGCGTGCGCGCTCGGCGTGCCGATGACGGCGAAGGCCAAATTCGAATGCGCCGCGATGTTCGGCCGCCGGGTGCGGCAGCAGACAATCCGTCTCCTGAACGATCCGCGCCAGCGCCGGCAGCTCCTGAGCGTCGATGACAACCTGGACGCCCCGGTGACGGCCGACGGCCATGGCGATGCCTTCTTCAGCATCATGCTGGCCTGCAAGGCGGCCGAGCTGCAGACGACGCCGGTCGTCGGCTTCGCCTCACTGCGGAGCGAGCGTCGTGAGGAGGATGACGAGTGATGGCGCTCCTGGAGCTCTTCCGGCGCACCGTGCCGGCCCGCCTGCGCTCATCCAGGCGCACTACTCAGCAACGGCTCGCACACATCGAGAAGCAATCGGCCGCCTTTCCCATCATCACCATGCCCTGGCAAGCCGCGCAGGGCGTACCCCGGCCGGAGACGATTGCGACCTTCGCGGATTTCGGCCGGGTCTTCCGCCGGGAGGTCTGGGTCTACGCCTGCGTGAAGCGCATCGCCGAGGCCGCGGCCGACGTGCCGATACTGGTCGTCCAGCGCGTGAAGGGCGAGGAGAAACCGCTCGATAATCATCCGCTGCTGGACTTGCTGGAGAGCATCAATCCGTACATGGGCAAGGCGATCTTCATCGAGACGCTGATGGCCAGCATTGAGCTGATGGGCAACAGCTACATCGAGAAGGTGCGCAAGACGAAGCGCGGCCCGCCGGTTGAGCTCTACCCGCTGCGGCCGGATCGCATGCGCGTGATCCCGGACCCGGTGAACTACCTGGTCGGCTTCCTCTACGAGGTGAACGGCCGTCGGATCCGCTTCGAGCCGCAGGACGTCGTGCATCTGAAGACGTACAACCCGCTCGATGACTACTACGGCCTCAGCACCCTCGAAGCGGCGGCGCTCAGCATCGAGCATGATCAGTTCGCGATTGCCTATAACCGCAACTTCTTCCGTAACAACGCCATGCCGGAGGGGGTCTTCACGACGGAAGCGGCCGTCAAGCAGGAGGACGTGGACCGCGTGAAGCAGGAGTTCGAGAAGAACTTCCGGGGTCCGAAGAACACCGGCAAGGTCGGCTTCCTCGGTGGCAAGTGGACCTGGGTCAGCATGGGCATGAAGCAGCGCGAGGCGCAGTTCATCGACTCGCGCAAGATGAGCCGTGAGGAGATCCTGGCGACCTTCGGCGTGCCGCCGGTGCTGGTGGGGCTCCTCGAAGGGCAATTTGCCGCGAACGTGCGCGAGCAGCTGCAGATCTTCTGGAAGCTGGTCATGCTGCCGCGGCTGCAACGCGTGGAGGATCAGCTCAACGAGCAGCTGGCGAGCGAGTACGGCGACGACATTAGGATCCGGTTCGATCTCGGCCATATCGAAGCCCTCCGCGAAGACGAGAACGATCGGGTCGAGCGCGTGAGGAAACTCATCGAGGGCGGCATCATCACGCGCAACGAGGCGCGCGAAGAGATGGGGCTGGAGACGCTGCCGCTGCCCGGCATGGATGACATCACCGTGCCGTTCACGGTCGTGCCGCTGGGCACGACACCGACGCCGCCCGGTGCGGGGCCCGCTGCGGAGGAGACGATGACGCCGGAGAAGGCGCGCCTCACCGCCATCAAGACCGCGCGGTGGCGGGAGTTCATGAATGACGTCGAGATCCTGATGGCGCCGATGGCCGCGCAGTTACGCAGCCTCTTCACCCGTCAGCGCGAACAGGTCATCCGGCGACTGCATGAGGCGCTGCTGCAGGACAGCATGCGCCTCTCGGTCAATGGCGGGGTGACGCTGAAGCAGCGCGTGACCCTGGAGCAGATCCTGTTCGACGTCGTGGAGGCGGAGCGGGAGCTGGAGCAGATCGGGCGGCGTGCCATGGCAGCGGCCATCGAGCGGCGAGGCAGCCGCGTGCTGGCCCTGCTCGGCGTGGACTTCGACTTCAATCTGAAGGATCCGCGGATCGCGGAGTTCCTTGAGCGCCAGGTCTTCAAGTTCAAGCGGGGCACGACCGAGAGCATGCGCGAGGAGATCCGACAGGCGCTGCTGGCCGGGGAGCGGCTCGGCGAAGGCATCACGCAGATCGCCGACCGGATCAACGCCGTGTTCCACAACGCGCAGCAAGTGCGCAGCCTGCGCATCGCGCAGACCGAGATGGTCGGCGCGGCCAACTTCGGCCAGCTGGAGGGGATGGCGCAGAGCGGGGTCGTGCGAGGCAAGCAGTGGTTGAGCGCTCGGGACGGCCACGTCCGCGAATCGCACCAACAGCTGGATCGCTCCACGGATCCGGCGCAGGGTGGCGCCCCGGTCAACCTCATGACGCCCTTCGCCAACGGGTTGCAGTATCCGGGGGACCAAGCCGGTCCAGCGGAGGAAGTAGTCAACTGTCGATGCGTCGTACTTGACGTGGTGCGATGAGCGCCAAGGAGGAGGAAGCCATGCTGTATCGCAAACCGGAAGAGGCAGGGCTCTGGCGAGCCTACGAAGCCGGCCAAATCATCATGCGCGGAGGAATCATCGCGCCGCTGCTGCGGATGCCGATGGCCGTCGACGTCAAGCAGCTCGGCGGGAAGGACTCCCGGGTGCTGCGCTTCATCGCCTCCACCGAGGTCGAGGATCGGGACGGCGACATCATCCGGGTGGCCGGCTGGGAGCTGAAGAACTTCCTGGAGAACCCCGTCCACCTCTGGGCGCACAACATGCGCCAGGATCTGCCCGCGATCGGCAAGACCATCAAGATCGAGCAGCAGGCGAACCGGCTCATCAACGACGTGGACTTCTTCATGGCGGAGGAGTTCGAGCTCGCGCGGCTCGCGTTGAAGATGCACCTCGCCGGCGTCGGCGCGGAGAGCGTCGGTTTTCGGCCGATGATGGCCATCGAGCGGCGCGACGGGCAAGGCCGCCTGACGGGCTTCGAGTTCCAACAGCAGGAGCTGCTGGAAATCAGCAGCGTGCCGGTGCCGAGCAACCCCGAGGCGCTGACGCTCGCCACGCAGAAGGGGCTGTTGACGTCGGATGAGGCGACGAAGATCGAAAAGGTCTGGTCGCCGGACACGGTCAGCCCGATCAAGATCTATCTGCCGCAGTCTGACCTGGCTGATCCTCCGGCGAAGGAGCCGACGGTGGAGGAGCAACGTCAGGCCGAGGTCGCACAGGCCAAGGCCGCGGCGGAGACGATGGCCGAGGACGAGCAGAAGGCGATGCAACGACACCATCTCGCCATGGCAGAGGCCTACGGACTCCAGGTGACGATCGAAAGCGGCGAGGATGACGCGAAACAACAGGAACTCGAGGCCTTGAAGCAGGAAGTACAGGCGCTCAGCCAGCGGTTGGCGGAGCGGGATGGCGCGATCGGTCGCGCCGTGCAAGCAGCGGTGCAGCACGCGGTGCACTGATCGCCGCGATACGGAGAGGGAGGAGCAGTGCCATGGAAGGACTCGCAGAGCTGACAAAGCTCGTGCATGACCTGAAGGAACAGGTCGAGCAAGGCACCAGCCAGGACATGCTGGCGAAGATCGTGCAGGGGGAAATCTCAAAAGCGATCGCGGACGCCCGCACACCACAGCGCCGGGGGCAATTCGATCTGGGGGTGCGCGGACGGGACATGAGCATCAAGTTCGCGGTGCACGGCCTCAGCCCGAAGTACGTGCCGCCGCACGCGTGGTCAGCGCCGGTCCCCACGAACCCGCTGTTTACGCCGGATGTGGAGGAGCTGGCGAAGCTCAACGACTACGCGGTCATCACCGCGATGTTGAGCGCCGGCCGCAACGTCGAGCTGGACACGGAGGAGAAGGTCGCGAGCTTCATTCAGAGCCGGATCGAGAAGCCGCGGACGAAAGGCTGGGCGGACTGGAAGGATCACTACACCCAGCTGAGCAAGGCGCTCGATTCAGCGACGAGCGCGGAGGGGCTCGAATTCATCCCGACCGGCTTCAGCCGGGACCTGATCGACCGCGTGCGGATCGCGGCGGCGGTGGGCCAGCTCTTCCCCGAAATCAACATGCCGACGGATCCCTTCAAGCTGCCGGCGCGCGCCTTCGCCCGGCAGAACGCCGTGAAGCTCAGCGAGTCAACGGCCGACGCCGCTTCCAAGGCGACGGCCAAGACCCCGGGCACCCGCCAGGTGACCTTGGATGCTCAGAAGCTCGGGGTGCGGGTGCTCTGGTCCCTGGAGCTCGATGAGGACAGCATCATCGCGATGGCGCCCTTCCTGCGCGATGAGATCATCGAAGGCTTGGCCTACGGACTCGAGACGGCCTACCTCAACGGTGATAACTCCGGCACCCATATGGACAACGACACCAATGGGGGGTCGGCGGACCTCGCCGAAAAGACCTGGGTCGGGCTGCGCAAGCACGCGCAAGCGAACTCGCTGACCACGGACCTGGCTACCTTCTCGACGGCGAATCTCCGGGCGCTGCGCGGCAGCCTCGGCAAGTACGGGGCCGATCCGCGGGATCTGGCCTGGATCGTGTCGGTGAAGGGGCTCATCAAGATGCTGGGCCTGGCCGAAGTCATCACGGTCGAGAAGTACGGGCCGCTGGCGACGATCGTGACCGGGCAACTCGCCTCGCTGGATGGAATCCCGGTGGTGGTCTCGGAGCACATGCGGGATGACGTCGCCGCCACGGGCGTCAACACCGGGGTTGGGCCCAACACCCTCTCGAATCTGGTGCTCGCGAATCGCCGAGCGTGGATCCGTGGGGTGCGTCGGGCGCCGACCATCAAGACCAAGGAGGACATCGAAACGGATCAGTTGATCGCTGTGGTGACCTGGCGGGGGGATTTCCAGCGCGTCCTCGGGACGGCGGAAACGCACACGGCACAAGGTCGCAACTTCTCGTAATCGGCATCGCGTCAGGCGGCGGAGGGCCCATGGTTGGTGTCCTCCGCCGCCACGCCCGACAGGAGGACGGCATGGCTACCGGGTACTGCCAGAAAGACTGCAACGTCGACGGTAAGGACTACAAGGCCGGCTATGTGGAGCTCGACGAGGAGGAATTGGAGCGGCTCTGCGCGAGCTACCCCAACCTCTTTCAGACCGCGCATCCACCCAGCACAGCCGGGACCACCCCAGCATCGGAGACATCGGATGAGACGAGCGGGACAGAGGACGCGACGGACTAAGCGGGAACGTGAAGACGATGAGGAGCGTCGTGACACGTCGCCGATCCGTCCGGTGAAGCAACTTCTCTCGCCGGCGGATAAGCAGATGCGGCGTTACTCCACGAAGGCGTAGGTGATGGCGGATCTTGTGAAGCTTGAGCGCGTGAAGACCTACCTGGATCTCGCGAACACCGACACGGCGTCGGACGTGCTGCTGCAGGACCTGATCGCGCGCATCGGCGCCTGGGCCGAGCGCTACTGCGACCGGACGTTCGCGAAGGCGACGTACACCGAGCGGCGCGATGGGGACGGCACGGACACGCTCATCGTGCGCCAGTGGCCGCTGCTGAGTGTTGCGAGCCTGTACGACGATCCGCTCCGGGTCTTCGGAGCGGCGACGCAGATCGCCTCCGACGACTTCGCCACCTATGCCAACCAAGGCATCATCCGGCTCGACGGACTGGCCTTCTCGGTGGGCATCCAGAACGTGAAGGTCACCTACGAGGCGGGCTACGCGGACATCCCGGAGGACCTGCAGCAAGCGGTGATCGAGCTTGTCGCGGATCGCTTCCGCAACAAGGAGAACCAGGGCATCCGGAGCCTGGCCATCGGCAGCTACCGCGTCGACTACGGGGATGAAGAGCTGCCCAGCGAGATCAGGGGCGTGCTCGAGAGCTATCGGAGAACCCGGGTGAGCTGATGGCCTACGGGACGGTGCCGGGCTCATTGTTGATCCAGGCGGTCACGCTGACCCGGCCGGTGCGCTCCTACGCGAGCGGTACCAAGCAGCCGATCGTGACCGAGACGCCGCAAGCGACCGGGATCCGGGCGCGCCTCGAGCCGCTGAGCGGCCGGCTGCAGGAGACGGTGCTGGGCCGCCTCCCAAGCGCGACGCACCGGCTCTTCACGAGCCGGCAGGACATCCGGGCCAACGACCTCATCACCGATGAGGCGACCGGGCAGAAGTACGTCGTCCATGAGGTGAGCAACTTCTTCGGGCATCACCTCGAGGCGATCCTTGAGGCGAAGAACGACTGATGGCGGGTGTGGGATTTCGGATCACGGTTCAGGGGGCGGAGCGCTTTCTCAAGATGCTGGAGCAGAGCGAGGCCCGCGTGCACCAGGGTGTCGTGAAGGCCCTGAAAGAAGGCGTCGCGATCGTGCGCGCGGATGCCGTGCTCAACGCGCCGCACGTGAGCGGTCGGCTGCGGCGCTCCATCCGCGGGCGCGTCGAGGAGAGCCGCCTGCTCGGGGCGAGCTTCGGCATCATCGGCAGCGACGTCATCTACGCCCGGATCCAGGAGCTCGGCGGCGAGATCAAGCCGGTCCATGCGCAGTACCTGGCCGTACCGCTTGAAGCGGCCAAGACGCCGACCGGCCGCGTGCGGGGCGGACCGCGGACATTTGCGAACACCTTTATCATCCGGAGCCGCAGCGGGTCGCTGCTCATCATGCAGCGGCACGGAGGCGGGATCCGGCCGCTCTTTGCGCTCACCAAGAGCATCACTGTCAGGGGCAAGCACTACATGGAGCGGGCGTTGCAGAGTAACCGGCCGCGGCTGCGCGCACTCTTCGGCCGCGAGGTCAAGGCGAGCTTGCAGGCCCCCTGATGGCGCAGCGGCTGCACACCAACGAGATTCTGGATCGGCTCATCAGCCTGATCGATGCGAACCTCAGCCCATCCCCACCGGCCGGGCTCGGCCTGGTGACGATCGCCAAGGGCGACCTGGGCTTCTACGCGGGCAAGGACAGCCTGACGGTGGAGCTGCCGGCCCTCTTCGTCAAGCCGAGCCCGACGAACGAGATGAGTTTCCGCGCGATGGGCCAGGAGTACGAGGTCGTCTACAAGCACCGGCTGGTCTACCTCCGGCAGTTCGCCACGACGGAACAGGTGATCGACCGCAAGGTGGCGGAGACGCTGAAGATCGCGGAGCTGCTGATCGACAACATGGATCTCAACGCGCTCGCGCTGCCGAACGGGCAGATCATCCGCAGCCTGCCCTCGAGCATCGAGTGGGAACCGCTCGAGGATGAGCTGGCCGGGAGCTTGAACGTGTGGTTGTTTGCGACGGCGATCACCTTTGACGTGGTCGCCATCACCAGGAGGTAACGCACGATGGCGATTGGACTCGGGCATAAAAGCTACATCGGCGTCGGGGATGAGTCGGTCTGGGGCACCCCGGTCGCCCGCACGAAGTTCCTCGAGCTGGTGACCGGCGGCGACGGGCTCGCGGTCAAGGAGGAGAAGATCCTCGTGCAGGGGGTCAAGGATATCGGCGTGCGTGGCGACATCGAGGTGCAGCAGGGGCCGGTCTCGGTCGAAGGTTCGCTGACTCTCGAGGTGCCGTATGACGGCGCCGAGAAGCTCTTCAAGCACGCCTTCGGCTCGGTAGCGAGCAGCCAGCCGAATCCCGGGACGGATCCGACGGTCTGGCAGCACATCTTCACGATCGCCGACGCGCTGCCGGCCGGCATGACGATCGAGGTCAACCGGGACGTGACGGCCTTCGTGTACGAGGGTTGCAAGGTCACCAGCATGGAGTTCTCGGTCGGCGGACCCACGGAGCTGCTCCGCATCGTGGCGGACCTCCTCGGCGAGGACGTCGCCACCGCCTCGGCGACGAGCCCGACCTTCACCAGCGTCAACCGCTTCTCGGCGCCGCAGGCGGTGCTGCTCTGGAACGCGGTGCAGCTCAACGTCCAGCAGTTCAGCATCAAGCTGGACAACAAGCTCGACGCGGACCGGCGCTTTATCGGCAGCCGGCTGCGGAGCGAGCCGCTGCGCTCCGGCAAGATCGAGGTGACCGGCAGCTTCATGGCGGAGTTCGACAGCACCAGCCAGTACACCGACTTCCGCAACGGCGCCAACCGCATTCTCAAGGTCACCTTCACCGGGCCGAGCATCGGAGTGCTCACGCAGAAGTACACCTTTCTGCTCGAGTGCAACGTCTCGCAGATCATGGACTACCCGGTCTCGGTCGATGACGAGGGGCGCATCACGGTCGAGATCCAGTTCCGCGCCTTCCGCGACGCCACCAACAACGAACTGAAACTCACGCTCACCAACCTGATCGCCAGCCCGATCTAAGGGCGCGGTCGCAACCGGAGGCAGGTGCAGGATGAAGGTGGAGATCGAGACGGATGGAAGCTTCGAGCACACCGTGATCCGGCTCAACGGGAAGGTCATGCCGCAGCTGATCGAGTGCGACTTCTCGTTCAGTTTGATCCGCGGCCGCAAGCCCGTGCTGTTCTACGTGCTGGGCACGCAGGAGCAGCCGCGCAAGGCGGCGCAGTTCTCGCGCTACTTCGGCAACGACTTCCAGAAATACGATGAGCTGTTCCCGGCGGAAGTCCCGGCGACGGAGGGTCGGACGCGATGAGCACGCTGCAGGTCATGTTGGGAGAGGCGCAGGGCGAGCTTAAGACGCAAGACGGGCGCGTCTTCAAGCTCTTCCCGCTGAAACTCTCGGACCTCGCCAAGCTGCAGGCGAAGCTGGGCCCAACCAGTCAATGGGACAGCGCCCAGACGCGGGAGAAGCTGCAGGATATCGAGGTGCTGTGCTTCATCCTCTGGCTGTCGATTCGGCGGGATCCGGCGGCGAAGGAGCTGACCCCGGAGGGGGTGGCGGATCTCTTCGAGCTCACGGACACGCCGCAGCTGCGGATGGCGCTGGAGCACATCATGACGATTTCCGGGCTCGCCCCAAAAGCGACGGCGGTCAGCGGAGCGGCCGCGCCTTCAACTGGGCCGGGCTCTGGCTCGACCTGATGCGGCTTGGGGTGAGCTATGCCGAGGTGGGCGAGCTCACGATCCCGCAGGTCGCAGCGCTGCTCGAGGAGGGCAACGCGCGGCGCAGTCGGATGATCAACAAGGCGAAGCAGAACAAGGCGTGGCCGGTGATCGACTTCACCAGCCTGGGGTAAGGCATGGCGGATCGGATTCAAGTCGTCATTGAGGGCGTTGACGCGGCGTCGCAGGTGCTTGCGGGCATCAAGAAGGAGAGCGACGCGCTCAACAAATCCCTGAAAGACATCGGCAAGGGCCTGGCCATCGCCGGAACGGCCATCACCGGCGCCATCGCGCTTACGGTCAAGGCCGCGGCCGACCAGCAGCAAGCGACCGAGTCGCTGGCGGCCGCCATGCGCAACACCAACACCTTCACGGAGGCCGCACTCCAAAGTCAGCTCGCCTTCGCCGCGAGCCTGCAGCGCACGACCGCCTTCAGCGATGACGCGATCACCCGCATGCAAGCGCTCCTCGTCAACTTCGGCCACCTCTCCGGCCCCGCCCTGCAGGAAGCGACGAAGGCGACGGTCGGCTTTGCGGCGGCGCTGGGCGTGGACCTCGACTCCGCGGCGCGGCGCGTGGCGCTGGCGATCGACGGCTCAGTCGACAGCCTGGCGCGTTTCGGCGTGCAGTTCGACGCGAACGCGACCCAGCAGGAGCGGTTCCAGGCCATCATGGCGAAGGGCCTGACGCTCTTCGGGACCGCGGAAGCGCAGGCCGCGACCTTCGAGGGGCGGCTCGCGCAGTTCAAGAACGCGGTCAATGACCTTGCCGAGACAATCGGCAACGTGCTCCTGCCCGGGCTGACGGATCTGGTCAAGCAGCTCGCCAGCGCCACCCGGGGCGCGGACGACTTCGCCAAAGCGCACCCGAAGCTGACGGCCGCGATGGTGCAGCTCGCCGGCGGCATCGGACTGGTCGCGCTGGCCTTAGCGCCGATCCTCACATTCTGGCCGCAACTGGTCAAGGCGTTCCAGGCGCTCACCATCATCATCCTGCCGTTGCTGGCGGATCTGGCGGTCCTCGCCGCCGAAGTCTTGGCGCTGACCGCGGCGATCGTCGCGCTGTGGTTCGCCTTCGTGAACTTCGACGACGTCCTGACCCTCGTGGCGGACGCCCTGACGTCGGCATTTCTGGCTGCGATCACCTTCGTCATCACGGCCCTGGAGCGGCTCTTGGAGCTGCTGGCGAAGCTGCCGCTCATCGGAGGCGGCTTCGAGTTCCTGGCGAACAAGGTGGATCAGCTACGGCAGACCGTGGACGGGCTCGCCAACGACTCGATCGACAACCTCAAGAACTCACTCTCGAACGTCGGGGAGGACGCCAAGGCCTTCTTCCAACCGCTGACCGAGAGCCTGCAGGGCATGGGACTCTTCGGGGGCGCAGCGGGCAGTACAGGCGGCGCTGCAGGCGGTGAGGGCGCCGGAGGTGGCGGCGGGGGCTTGCCACCCCAGCTGCTCGAGGGCATCACCGGCCAAGCGCAGGAGGCGCAGATCGTCTGGCAGGCGGCCTTCGCGCAAATGGCGCAGGACATGCAGGTGCAGTTCGACGCGATGCACCAGACGGTGCAGGGGTTCGGCGACGGGCTCATCAGTTTCCTCGAGAGCCTGAAGCAGAAATGGGGCGAAGGCTTCGGGAGCATGCGCAACTTCGTCTCGAACTTCGTCCAGGTTTCGGCGAAAACGATCGCGGATGGGCTCGGCACGGCGATCAGCGACATCATCCTGGGCACCAAGAGCGCTGGCGAAGCCTTCAAGGAGTTCGGCAAGCTGATCATCCGCGCGATCGTGGAGTTCGTCGCCGAGTACGTGGCGCAGCTCTTGGTCGCCAAGGCCTTCTCGTTGATCTTCAGCGCGTTCATTGCGACCACGGCGGGCGCCATCGCCAACGCGTGGCTGCCCGCGGCGGTGCTGGCCACGATCGCCACCCTCGGGGCGGCGGCCATCCAGGCGCCCATCGCCATCGGCGGGGCGCTCGGCGTGACAGCGGGCGCGGTGAACGCGTTCGCCGGCGCGGCCGGCGGCACCATCCCGAAGATGCAGCACGGGGGCATCATTACGGAGCCGACGCTGGCGCTCATCGGGGAAGCGGGCCCGGAGGCGGTGGTCCCGCTCGATCGGGCCGGCGGCTTTGGCGAGACGATCGTCAATGTCACCGTGCAGGTCGATAAGGCCTTGATCAACACCGCGGAGAACATCGATCAGTTCGCGCATGAGCTCGCCCGGAAGATCGGCCGGATTATCGATATCCGGCAGATGATGCCGGCGGGGGTGCAGCGCTGATGGCCGTCTCGGTGAGGTTCGGAGCCTACGACTTCGGGACCACGACCGAGAAGTACGCCATCCGCCAGCGGCCGCGCGTGAAGCAGATCCTTATTCCCCGCCGCGACGGCGTGCGGGCGGACATCGCGCTATTGGGGCCGCTGGAGGTCACACTCTCCGGCCGAATCTTCAAGAGTTCCAATACGCTGCTGCGGATGGAGTTCGACGCCCTGAAAGCCGCGCTCTTCAAGACAAGGGACAAGCTCACCCTCTTCGATGATCGCTTCATCGACTGCCAACTGACGAGCTACGCGGATGACTTTGTGGCGGGCTCCGGGATGCTCGCCGCGAAGTACGACCTGGCCTTCATCGGCGAGCTGCCGTTCCTGCAGTCCGTTGCACTGAACTCAAACAGCCAGAACGTCACCGTCTCACCGACCCAGTGGACGGTGACACCCGGCGGCAGCATCCGCACGCGGCCGACGATCCGCATCACCAACAACTCCGGCGCGGACATCGTCAACAACCTCAAGATCGAGAATCTGACGCTCAGCAAAGCGCTGGTCTTCACGGGGACGCTCAAGAACGCCAACACCCTGATCATCGACATGCAGGCGCGCTCGATCCAGAACGCGGGCGTCGAGGATTTGACGAACTGGCAGGGCGAGTTCTGGGAGTTGGCCGTTGGGGTCAACTCCCTGAAATACACAGGTGGTGTGACCGTCGCGGTCGTCACCGAGTGGCGGGATCGGTATGTCTAGCAGCAGGAGGGAGGCACGGCCATGTCCATCAGTCCAGGCGATCTGAAACTCTACGGCTCAGCGACGATGCCGGATGACGACACGACGCAGAACATCGGCGGCGCGATCGCCACGAGCAAGAAGGTGGAGTTCAAGGATATCAACCCCACCGGCAACCTGCAGATTGTCTCGAGCGCAGCCGGCGACACCACGCAGACCGTAACGATCAGCGGGCGCGACGCCGGCGGAGCGATCATCAGCGAGGTCAAGACGCTGAGCGGGACGACCCCGGTCGCCATGACCACCAACACGAGCTGGGAGCGCATCTTGAAAGCCGTCAAGTCCGCGACCACGACCGGCGATGTGGCCATCGAGGCGGCCACGGCGGAGCGCACGGGCACGGCGCAAGCCAGCGGCGCCAACACGATCACGCTCGATAGCGGCGCCAATGCCACCGACGACTACTACAAGGGGATGGTGATCCGGCTGACCGGCGGCACCGGGGCGAACCAGATCCGGGAGATCATCGGCTACGTGGGCGCGACGAAGGTCGCGACCCTCGGTGTGAGCTGGGGCACGAACCCGGATGCGACGTCGACCTTCCGGATCAGCCAGGGCTGCGTCTTCGACAAGAGTCCGGCCGAGATCACCGAGATCCGCCGGCCGTTCTACAACGCGGTGGCGCCGACGAGCGGCACGCGGAAGTACTACGACAAGCTGTTCTTCAAGAATACGCACGCGACCTTGAGCCTCACGACGGCGCAGGTGGTCGAGCAGGCGGATCCGACCGGCAAGATCGCCTTCGGACTGCCGGCGAGCAAGGGCGATACCGGCGGCAATGGTGCTGGCAACAACCGGCAAGTCGCCCCATCCGGAATCACCTTCGACAGCGCGACCAAGGCCGTGCCGACCAACACGCTGGCGGCCGGCGAGACGATCGGGGTCTGGCTCGAGTTGAGCCTGGCGGCCGGCGACAGCCCGCAGGATAGCACCTATACGCTGCGGCTGACCGGCAATACGGTCTGACGCGATGTCGTGGTTTGCGATCTACGAGAAGGCGACGGGGCGGCTGGTCAGCACCGGGACGGTGGTCGCGGATCCCCTCGATCCAGGGCTTGAGAAGGTGGCGCTCGCCGCAGCGCCTGACTTCAGCGCGCAGGACTGGGATCCGACCGCGAAGGCGCTCGTTGCAAAGGCGCCGGCCGCCACGCGGGTTGAGATGCTGATCGGGGACTCCGCGGTGGCCGCGATGCTGGCAAAGCTCACGCCGGCGGAGCGGATCGCGCTGCGGCAGACGCTCGATGATCTCTTCGGCGGGCAGACATGAGATGGGCGACTGGCCGGTCGGGATTGCGGATATCGGACAGCGGTTCGCGGACGTCGGAACGCAGACGTCGGACTCCAGCGGCAACAACATCCAGCCGTCCGGGACGGCGCACGTCAAGGGCGCATGGGAGCAGCTGAGCCAATCGACGTCCTTCGACGCCGCCGGGATCCTGTGGGCGCCGAGCCTCGTTCAGACGGGGGCTCGCTACAGCGTGGATCTCGGGGTGGGTGCCTCAGGGAGCGAGCGGGTGCTCATCTCCGACCTGTTCGCGCACGTCAACAACTTCAGCCGGGGCCTGCCGATGCGGACGTTCCTGCCGATCAGCATCCCGGCGGGGACCCGGCTGGCGGCCCGGTCGCAGTCGAGTGCCGGCGGCAACTCCATCGACGCGAACCTCCTCCTCGTCAGCGCGGCACATTTGCTAGCACCATTTCCGGCCTCGCGGATCGACACCTACGGCTTCGTGGCGGGCTCGACGGCCGGCACTGGGGTGGATCCGGGCGGCTCGGTCAACACCAAGGGGAGCTGGGCTCAGTTGGCGGCCGGCACGACGTACCCCTGCCAGCTCGCGATGCTGGCCGTCTACTTCCCGACGACACCGAGCAGCGAGGGTCGCTGGTACCTGGACCTCGGGGTCGGAGCGTCGGGCTCCGAGCGTGTCGTCGTGCCGAATTTGTTCTTCGGAACGGCGGCGACCAACGCCATGCGGTCGCAGTTCATCGGGCCGTTTCCCCTGACCCTGCCGGCCGGGACGCGCATCGCCGCCCGGGCGCAGTCGACACTATCGAGTGCCACGTACCGGAACGTCAACGTCATCCTCTACCTCTGGGCATAGATGGGCTCCTGGGCGCTGGGCTTCGATCACGGCACAAAAGCGGAAGCTGCCGGGCTGGCAGACTCGACCGATCTCGTCGCCCTCTCGGGCGGCTCCGCGAACAACACGAAGGGGGCCTGGGCCCAGCTGCTGGCAGCAACCGCGTTCGACGCGCATGCGATGCTGCTCGTCTTCAACGACCCGGATGCGAGCTTCAACGGCCTCGTCGACATCGGCATTGGGGCTTCGGGCTCGGAGCGCGTGCTGCTGCCGGATCTCTATATCCGAACGGAGACGAACAAGTTCGTCGGCCGGCTGATGGTGCCGGTGGCCATTCCAGCCGGGACCCGGTTGTCGGCGAGATTGCAGGCGGACTCGACGGTGCGGGTGATCGACGTCGGGGCCACGCTCTTCGCGCGCGGCTTCCTGCCGCCGTATGGCCTGCAGCGGGGAGAGGTCTATGGGGTCTTCGTGGGCTCGACTTCGGCGACATCAGTCGATCCTGGTGGGACGGCGAACACGAAGGGGGCCTGGACCCAAATTACGGGGGGTGTCAGCGGCGTGACGACGCGTCCGATCCGCTACCTCATCGCCTTCATCAGCCCGCACGACGGCGCGCAACTGCAGGACAACGGCTGGCTCGTCGACCTCGGCATTGGGGCGAGCGGCCAGGAGAAGGTGCTGATTCCCAACATCCCGAGCACCTCCGACAACGGGGACGAGCCGGAGCACCAGCAGTACCTCTGCCTGCCGTGCCACATCCCGGCGGGCACCCGGATCGTCTGCCGAGCGCAGTCGACCTCGACGGATGCCAGCGACCGGATCATCCGGGTGGCGCTGTACGGGTTTGGCTGAACTGAGAAGGAGCAACGATGGCCCTAGCAGTGGTGGCTTCCGGCACGCAAACGGCAACGGTCGGAACGGAGCACTCGCTCGCGGTCAGCACGGCCGGCAAGACCTACGTGCTCGTCGTGGATGCCGCGGCGATGCAAAACGACGACATCCTCGAGCTGCGGATCAAGACCAAGGTGCTCAGCGGAGGGACGCAGCAGGTGGCCTACTACGCGCTCTTCCAGCATGTCCAGGCGGAGCCGCAGAAGTATTCGGTCCCGGTGCCGGCGGATGTCGAGATCGAATGCACCCTGAAGCAGACGGCGGGGACCGGGCGGGCCTTTCCGTGGAAGCTGCTCTCGATTGATTGACGCATGAGCATCGTTCGCTACCAAGCCCATCACCAGAGCATCGCCGGCCAGCCGGTGAGCCAAGATTGCGTGCTGCCGTTCGAGGCGCTCGGAGGCCCGGTGGGCGACCGCATCGTCCTCGTGGAGGCCGAAACGCCACTCGGCGTGGATCGCGTCCTATCGTTCGAATCAATGGCGCCACGACTGCGGGACGATGAGACGCCGGTGGAGTGGCCGGGCGGGATCCTGACAGATCACCCGCTGCCATGGGAGGGGCTCGGCGCGGTTGCTCCGGATCGCCTGATCCCCGTCGAGGCGGTCGGCTTTGCGACGCAGGACCGCGCGATCCCCTGGGAAACGCTCGGAGCGGTCAGGACGGACGGCGTCATCTCCGGGGAAACGCTCGCTAGACTCCTGCGGGACGCGGCGATTCCCTTCGAGGCGTTGGGGATCGTGATCAGCGACCGGCTGATCCCTTGGGAAGCGCTGGGGATGGCTGTGAGAGATAGCCTCGTGCCGTTTGAGAGTATGAGCCCCATGCGGCTGGATCGGCTGATTGGCTGGGAATCGCTGAGCGAACAACTCGGCGAGCACCTTGTGCCATGGGACGCGACGAGCCCGGCGGTGTTCGAGGACGCGATCATGCCGTGGGAGGCGCTCAGCCCCGCGCTCGGTGATCGGCGCGCACTCTGGGAGGCATTAGGCCTCGGAACGGCCGACCATGTCGAGCCGTGGGAAAGCTCAGGGGTCGGGTTCGTCGATCGACGGATGCCACTTGAGGCCTTGGGCATCTCGGCCAATGACCGGCAGCTGCGCTGGGAATTGCTGGCGGTGGCAGCGGCAGGTCACGTGCCCCTTTTCGAGGCATTGGGCCTCGGGACAGTGGATCGCCTCGCGCCCTGGGAGAGTTTGGGAGCCGGAGTCAGCGACCGGCTGATGCCATGGGAGATGCTGGGAGTTCTGGGCGGAGATCGACTCGTGCCGTGGGACGCGCTCGGGACGACCGCGTCCGATGGGGTCATCTTGGTTGAAGCGCTGGCGGCGCTCGCGCAGGACGCGCAGCCACCGTGGGAAGCGCTGGCCGTGGTGCTCGGTGGACGCATCCTGCTGGTCGAAGTCCTGGCCGTCGTGGTTGGGAACCACCTCATCCCCCTCAGCGCAGACGGCTCGATGCTGGGTGACCGTGAGATGCCGTGGGAGGCGCGCGGAGTGAGCATCTTCCTCCGGCTCAGCGACGTGGCGATGGCCGGCGGGACCCTGGCGAGCGAAGCCATGAGCGGGCCGATGCTGGCCGGCGAAGCGCTGGCGGATCCGACGCCGGGCAGCGAAAGCGTGGCCTGACAGGAGCGGACGATGGCGGCGATCTTCAACATGCGGGAAAAGACGACGCGGCGCTACACGGCCGCGCTGAAGGATGAAACCGGCGCGGCGATCGGAGGCGGGGCGCTCTCCTCACTGAAGCTCACGCTCTACAACAGGGCGGACGGCTCGATCATCAACAGCCGTAACCAGCAAAACGTGTTGAACGCAAACGGCGTCGCGGTCGATAGCAGCGGCAACCTGACCTGGACGATGGAGCCGGCCGACAACCCGATCATCGATGCGACGCTGAGCTACGAGGAGCACGTGGCCCTGTTCGAGCTCGGCTGGTCGAGCGACGCGAAGAAGAACAACCATGAAGTCATCATTCGTGTGGAGAACGTGAGCAAGATCACCTGATGCCGACGGTTTTCCGCGACGCGATCATCCCGTTTGAGATCACCAACGACGTCTTCCAGTGGCGGATCGAGCTGCGCAACAAGGCCTTCACGCTGGTGGACATCTTCGAGCCGGACAACGAGGCCTCAAGCATTCGGTGGGAGTACCGGCGGATCGGCGGCTGCGGGACGCTGCGCTTCAAGCTGTCGCGACCCTATGACGCGAAGGGCGACATCGACGGCACCTATGACGTCCAGCTGCTCATCTCCAATCGCGCCACTGGGAATTATGACCTCTGGTACCGCGGCCTCATCCAGCAAATCGCGCCGAGCCTGGACGACCCGGAGAGCATCGACGTCATCTGCGCGGGCTACGGCGCACAACTCGGCTGGATCCGGGTGAGCAAGACCTACAACAGTCAGGAGAGCCTGGAGACGATCGTGCGGGACATCCTCCAGACCATCGTCGCACCCAACTCGAAGATTCTCTACGACACGACCCTGATCGATGCGACCGGTGTGAGCCTGCAGGCGGGCGAGAGCTTGAAGTTCGACACTTACGCGGACAACGCCCTCAAAACCATCGCAACCATCGTCGGGACGCGCGAATGGGGCGTGGGCACCGACCGCAAGTTCTTCTTCAGGGCACAGAGCAGCACGATCAAGCATCGCTTCATCCCAGGGCACGACGTCGTGCGCTTCGAGGATTTCATCGATTACAGCCGGGTCAAGAACCGGCTCTATCTCAAAGGCGGCGGCACGCCGGCCTTCAGCACGACCCGGGAGGATACCGGCTCGCAGAGCTCATGGGGGTTGCGCGAAGAGATCATCACGAACCCGTCGATTACGACCAATCCGACCGGCAACAGCTACCTCAACGCGCTGCTCACCGAGAAGGCGATTCCGGTGCGCCGCTCGACGCTGTCGGTGGCGCTGCGTCGCAACCGGTTGGAGTTGACCACGCCCATCGGGCAGATCGCTGTCACATCAGGAGTCTTCGTCAACAAGTACGGGACGTTCAAATACGGGGCGGCGGGCAAGAAGTACGGCGGCGAGTTCGGCTATCAGCTCGGGGTGGCAACCTACACGCTGGATGACAACGGTGTGCTGACGGACATGGACCTGAGCCAAGAGGCGCCGTCCATCGCTGAGTCCGTCGGCCTGTTGGAGTTTCAAGTGGAACAGCTCGAAGCGGCGAGGTAGCGCATGCCGGCCTCCTATCCCAGCGCCATCAAGACCTTCACGACGCTCGTCGATGGCGTCGATGACGTCCTGGCGGCGCACCAGAACGATCCGAACGCCGAGATCACCGCGATTGAGACGGAGCTGGGGACGAACCCGCGCGGCACGGCCGCGGACGTAAAAACGCGGCTCGCCCAGTCGCTCAACGATGACGGCACCCTCAAAGACAGCGTCGTGACGCTCAGTAAGATCGCGGCGGCGGTGCTCAAGATCGTCAACATTTACCAGGCGGAGACCTCAAGTCCCACGAACATCGGGACTGGCTGGACGGACATCGGGGGCCTCTCGCTGGGGGTCACGCCGCAAGCCAGCACGAGCAAATTCTTCGTCATCGCCACGATCGGCACGGCGTGCCAGGGTGCGGGCTGCGGCTCGAGCGGTGAGCATGGCTTCCGGCTGCTGCGCGACGGCAGCGAGCTGGATAAGAAGGTCTATGACGAAGGGGGTGCTGAGGGCCGGTCGTCCATGGCGCCCTGCTGCCTGGTCTACCGGGATTCGCCGGGGACAACCTCCTCGATTACGTTCAAGGTCCAAGGCATCGCCGGCAACGCCGGCATCTACGCGGCTCCGGGCAACGCCACGCAAATCGGCCAGCAGTCGAAGGCCGTTCTGATCGTCATCGAGTACCGCGACACCTAAAGGAGGACGCATGGCGCAGATCGTGTTGACCGTCAATGACGCGCAGCTCACACGGCTGGCGGAGGCCGTGGCACGGCGGCAGGGCTATCGGGAGACGATCCAGGACCCGGTGGATCCGACCAAGACCATCCCGAATCCGGAAACCAAAGCGCAGTTCATCCGGCGCTGGCTGATCAACATGCTGAAGAACGAGGTAGGGCTCGACGAGCTGCAACAGCGCATCAAGCAGGCGCAGGATGACGCGGTCGCCAACACGCCCGTCATGGACATCACATGAGCCAGAACAAGCTGCGCGATCTGCACTGGACGTTTCCGCCACTGGCGGCGTTCCTCGGCGCGCTGGGCGGCTGGTCCTTCAAGTGGATCCGGCGCTACGCGCTGCCGGTGACGGGTGGGCTGCTGGCGATGGCGTATGGCATCGAGCGGAGGCGCTGCGTGAGCTATGCGGCGGCCACGACGATGGCGTTCAGCCTGCCGTACTCGCCGGATCGGCAGTCTTGGGCAATCATCGCAGCTGTCGGGGCCTGCTACGGAGCGACGCCGCTGATCTTGTCGTTCCGCTGGCGGCGGCTGTGGTGGCCGGTGCTGACGGCCATGACACTCGCCGGACTCTTGGCGCTCTCCGCCGGCGTTGACTGGTGGACCCACAAGTGGACGGAAACGGTGGTGTTCGGCCTGCACGGCTTCCTGGTCGCCTTCACGATCGATCGGTACAAAGCGAAGCGATCACATGCGCGACCTTGAGCAGCGGATTGAACATCTCGAGGAAGCGACGGGTCGTATCGAGCGGACCTTGTACGGCAACGGGGATCCGGGGATCAAGGAGCAGCTTGTAGCGATTGCGACGAGCACCGCCGATCTCATCAAGCGCTTCGACGAATTCCGTCACGAGGTGTGGAAGCGGATCTCCGGCCGGCCGAGCTGGGCGGTCTCCATCGTGATCACCGTCATGAGCTCGCTGTTGGTGGGATTGCTGGTGGCGTATCTGAATCGGTAGGCGGCACAACAAGGGGGTGCACGATGAAACGGTATGGGTTGGTGGCGGCCTGCACGCTGCTGTTGGTGGTGGCCGGATGTAAGCCGGTCGAGAACTACAAGACGGGAAAGGAGACTCCGCTCCAGGAGCACGAGATCAGCCCCATGGATCAAGCGAAGCAGGACGCGGAGCCGATCAAGAGTCTTCCCTACGGCAATGTGGCCTATCCGCTCGTCGCGGCCATCCTGGGCGCCTGGTATACGGAACGGCGCGGGGCGCGGATCCGCCAGGGGCTACCGCCGAGCGCGCGGCCGTTTACCGGCGCTTTGGGCGACCGAGTGCCGGTTTTAGAAGGGCTGATGCAGACGCTCTCGAACTTCTCCACCGGACTCTTCACGCTGCTCGGTAAACAGGATACCGGCGCGCAGCGCGCGTGGAAGATCGCCGTCTCGTTCGGGCTGGCCACACTCGCCGCAGCGCCAACCATTCCCGGCTTCCAGGAGTGGCTGGCCGGGCACGCCAACTACGCCCTGGCGCTGGTCGGGCTGGCCGGGTTCTTCGGCGCCGTCAACGTCGAGCTCAACAAGGTCAAGCCGGTGGTGGAGGTAAAGCCGCCAGCGTCCTGACGCCGGCGGCCAGTGCTCCTCGGTGGGCATGGCTGCGCCACGACCCCCGGAGACTCACCGCCGGGGGTCGTTTTTTCGTCCGATTTGCCTTGCTCTCTCCGACCGATTCTGGCCTCCTCCCACCCGCACGATGGGAACGGGACAGCGGACGCAACAGCGGGAGGCGAGGATGAGCACGACGAGGCAGCAGCTCGAGGAGGTCCGCCGAGCCATCCGGGAGGGCCGGGCCTACCTGGAGACGTTCGTGGGCGTAAGGAAAGTGACCGCCTACAACGACGCGACCGGCTGGGCGGCGACCAGCAACGGCGCGTGGATGAATCAGCGGTCGTTCGCAGTGACCATCGACGACATCAAGATCACACCCGAGGCACAGCGATGAGCGAGGTGGGCGTGCCTATCTGGAAGGTGCAACTGGTGCGGGAGGGCGCGCTGAAGGCAGCGCGGCGCCCGGTGGCCAGCGCCGAGGATGCGGCAGCGGTGGTCGCTGCGTACCTGAAGGGCGCGGATCGGGAGCACTGCGTGGTCGTCCTGCTCGATGCGCGCCACAAGGTCATCGGCCTCAACACGGTTTCCATTGGCACCGTCAGCGCGTCGCTCGTGCATCCCCGCGAGGTCTTCAAGCCGGCGATCCTGGCGAACGCCAGCGCGGTGATCCTGGCACACAACCATCCCAGCGGCGAGCTGGATCCGTCAGAGCACGACGTGGACCTTACAAGGCGGCTGATCGAGGCCGGGAAGCTGCTAGGCATCGAGCTCATGGATCATCTGATCCTCTGCGAGGGGGCCCACCTGAGCTTACGGGCTAGCGGCAAGGTCTCGTGGGGGAGAACGCGATGAGCACCGCTCCTTTCTGCCTTGACTCCTGCGGCCGGTTCCGGCCTCCTCTGTCCTGCACGATGGGACAGGACGGCACAGCAACGCGGAGGTGGGCGATGGGAGACGAACGGACGATCCAGGTGGTGCTGACAGCCCGGGAGCTGCGGTGGCTCATCGAGCAGATCGGGGCGGCGGTGGATCCGGATTCGAGGCCGGATGGGGTCCGGGAACAGATCGAGGACCAGCTCGAGCGGGCGCTGTTCGAGCTTGAGGAACGCGAGTGAGGGGGCGAGGGCGCGATGATACAGCACAAGGGCATCAGCGAGATCGGGCGGCGGCTCCTGAACAACGAGGACGCCGCGATTGAATGCTACGCGATCTTCCAGGGGATCGACACCGACGTCCTGCTGGAGATCGCCAGCGGCAAGGTAGACCCGACAGAGCTCGTCCGGATCGAATTGGCCAGCCGTGGCATGGGCAAGGACGGTAAGTGGGTCGGGTTTCCGCAGGCGCGGCAGCTCTGGGGAGTCGCCTGATGAGCCGGCAGATCGATGAGCGGGCCTACCAGATGACGGTGGAGGAATTCAAGGCGCGCTTCACCTTCCCGTTGACCCCCGAGCAGCAAGCGCTGCTGGACCGGGCGGAGGGGCTCGGGCTCAAGCTGGACGTGGTGATCGGGTACGCCTGCGGCAGGCGGTACCTCATGGACCTGGACGCGGTGGAGGACTGAGGACATGGCGATGACGGAGGGGCAGCTTCATGGCCAGGCCGGGCTTGACGCGGCCAGCGCCGAGGCGCTGGAGCGGGCCAAGGGCACGATGCAGGAGTGGCTCGATCAGGCGATCAAGGACGACAACGCAGCCGCGGCGCGCGCGATGGCGGTCAGCGTGGTGCTGATTGAGCGGCAGATCAATCGGTTGTTCGAGGCGGCGCGGTAGCGCCCAGCGGAAGGAGACAGCGCAATGGGACACAACATCAGCGAGGCCGGCGGACGGCCGGAGATGTTCTATGTCGGGGAGCGGCCCTGGCACGGACTCGGCACGGAGCTTGAGGCGCCGGCCACCGCGGCCGAAGCGATCGCGGCCGCGGGGCTCGACTGGGACGTCATCCAGCAGCCGCTCTACACCAAGGTCGGTGAGGACTGGAAAACCGCCAGGACGGTGGAAATTGAGGATCATGTGGCCAACGTCCGCAAGGACACCAGCCACGTCCTCGGTGTAGTCGGCAAACGGTACCAGCCCATCCAGAACCGCGAGGCGTTCAGTTTCTTCGACGCGGTGGTCGGCCAGGGCCAGGCGATCTACCACACTGCAGGGGCCTTGGGCGATGGAGAGCGGGTGTGGATCCTGGCGAAGCTGCCTGAGGACATCGTGATCCGGCGCCAGGGAACGGAGGACCGCACCGAGCGGTTCCTGCTCCTCTCCAACAGCCACAACGGCTGGAGCAGCCTGCGGATGTTCTTTACACCCATCCGGGTGGTCTGCCAGAACACGCTCAACGCGGCGCTCTCGCGGAGACCGGAACTCCGGTCCGGCATCCGGATTCAGCACAGCGGAGAAATTAAGCACAAGGTCAGCGAAGCCCAGCGGGCCCTGGGGCTGGCGGTCAAGTTCTACGACGACCTGACGCAGCTGACGGAGGCGCTGGCCAGCCGGACGCTCAAAGCTAAGGAGCTGGAACAGTACGTCGCATCGGTCTTCCCGACCAAGGAACAGCAGCCCAGCGCGCGGCTCCTGAACGTCCGGAAGGACGTGCTGTACTTGGTCGAGCACGGCCAAGGCAACAACCTGCCAGGGATCCGTGGCACGGCCTGGGCCGCCCTGAACGGGGTGGTCGAATACGTCGACCACCAGCGGCCGGGCCGCGGCAAGACAGAGCAGGAGCAGACCAGCAGCCGCCTGGAGAGCGCCTGGTTCGGCTACGGCGCCACGATCAAGGCGCGGGCCTGGGATGCGGCCGTTGCCCTGGTGAAGTGAGCCGAAACCCCGGGGCGACCCGGGGTCCGGGCCGGAGCGGCCACCGGCCCGCTGATGAGGCAGGCCAGACAGGAGACGGAACAATGCAGGACAAACCACGGGTGAAGCTCGTCGGAACCGACGGCAACATCTTCGCGGTCGTCGGCCGGTGCAAGCAGGCGCTGGAGCAGGCCGGGCTACCGGACCAGGCCAAAGAGATGACGCAGCGGGTGTTCAAGGCGACGTCCTACGACGAGGCGTTGGGGATTTGCCAGGAGTACGTCGATGCCGAGTAGGACGCTCAGATCCGTACAGGAGACTCCGCAGGGGGTGATCATCCGGGTCGATGACGACGTGTACCGGATGCTCTCGCGCCAGCGGGGTCCCGGGCAGAGCTTTAACGACGTCCTCCGGCGGCAGTTCGGGCTGCCAAAGAGGGCGAAGTGGCTACGGAGGCCACGACATGCCACGCGTTGAGTATCCAGCTTTTAGGCAATATCCGGAGCTCAAAGGGGTCTTCGTCGGCGGCTGCATCGACCGGGGCGACGGATCCAGTTTCCGGGCCAAGGCGCATGCCCACACGAAGGAACCCAACAAGGGCTGAATCTGTGTGCGCTCCGCCAAGCGGCTCTACATGCAGGGTACCACCCGGCCCTCGAAGCTCATCCTGCACGAGCTGGCGCACATCTTGACGGGACACGGACACGATGACACCTGGCGAAAGGAGGTGAGGCGACTCGGCGGCACGATCAATCACTGGGAGACGAAGGCGTGGCACCAACAGCGACGTGGAATCATGACGGAGACATCAACCAGCGAGGATACGATGACACCAGAGCAACGGAAGGAGCTCCACAAGAAGAACCAGGAGCACCTGGCAAAGAAGCGGGCCATGCGTGAGGGTTTGGCAGCAGCCAAGAAAGGCCGGAAGCAGCCGGTTGAGGTCAAGACAGCCGAACCAACGGAGACGGCGCCTGAGCGCGCCCCAGAGGCACCCGCCAAGGCACCAGAAGCTCCTGAGGCGCGGGGACGGGTATCACTCGGAACGCTGAAAGCGCGAGTGAAGGAGACCTGGCCGGCAGCGAAGTACATGGCCGATGCCAAGCGAGACGAGCTGGCGGCTTTGGTCGAGCGAGGGGATGCCGAGCTCTTCAAGCAGTATCAGGAGACGTGGGCGAAGCGGTCCAAGACCCGCTACGAAGCCTGGCTCAAAGGCGACAGTAAGAGCGCGCAGGCCGCCCGGGCAAAAACCAGCGCCTAA